CATAGATATATGTTATTCATAGATATATGTTATTCATAGATATATGTTATTCATAGATATATGTTATTCATAGATATATGTTATTCATAGATATTAAAAATAAGTATTCCATTTATTTAAAATATCTATATCTGTTTGTTTAATAACATTATTAACTAATAAATTATTATATATTAAAAATAACAAATCTTTTATAGAAGTTATATTTTCTATATTATTTTCAATAAAATTCAATATATTTTCATTATGTATATACATCTCATATTCACTTTTAAAATCACTTATTAAATTATGTTCATTTCTATTTTGTATCACATTCGGAGATGAATACATCATATAATTATTTGTTTTTTTTAAAATAATATTATTAATTATCCCACGTAAAATATCACAGTAACGAAACGACACAGAACATGGTATTAATAAACATATAAATAATTCAGGATTTAACCAAAATGTATTTTGAGTATTAAAAACACACACATTTGTATTGTTTATTAATACATCTTTATTTTTATCCCATTTAATATCACTTTGATGGTTACATATAATTCTAAAAAGAGAATCTACATCTGGGTCATTTTCAACTAATCCATTTATTATAGATGGTATTTTATCTGTATCTGTAATTAAATAATTTGGATTATTTTTCAATAAACTTAGGGGAAATCCACGAGGCCATATATATGCATTATTTGTAAAATATTTAAATATATTAATCCACGTATTATTTTGTTCTGTTATCATTTTAATATTGTTGTATTGTAAAATATTATCAAACTTATCATATGGGATATTATCATCATCTGTTTCATAAATTATTTTATATCCCTTCTTAATAGCATAAAGATAACCTAAATTTTTTCTACAATAATGATTATATGGTAATAGTTCGCATAATTCAGGGAAAAGTTTTTTTTGAGATGGAATATCTAAAAAAATACAATTTATATTTTTATAATCATCAGGCGTTTTATTATCTCCTACAATTATAACATCATATTCTGTATTTTGTATATGTTTCAAAATTGCTTCTGTGGGTTTGTTAATAGTAGTTATTATAACACATTTATCCTTACAAAATATATCTATTAACCATTCTTTACTGTTTGGGTTTTGATTAAATTTGACTGGATGTATTATTAAATTATGTTCGTGATTGAATGAATTATAAATATTTTTTTTATTTAAAAATTTCTCTCGATTAGTCCATAAAATTTCATTCGTAAAATTTTGATATTGTGATTTATCTATCTCAATATTATTAATTATAGTTGGTATAGCAATTTCTAAAAATACTTCATACTTTGAAAATAAATCAAATAAATCAAATAGCTTGTCTGTTAAATATTTTTTCGGTAAATAAAACCAATCTGAGAATGCACCAGAAAATTTATTGATATTATATTTTTTAAATTCAGTATCATTCATTAAATTATTTATAGCATTTTTACCGAATTGAGCATCCCAATGCCACCCAAATTGATTAATAATGTTATCTAATTTAAACCAAGTATTATCGGTTGTTATACCATTTATTATAAAGTTATTATCATCTACAATATTAGATTTATAAAATATAATCTTTTCACAATCAAATAAGTTTAAAATATTTATATTAATAATATTATCATCCATTGTATAGAAAAGACCATCGCTATCATCTATAATTGATTTATAATTTTTATAAAAATGATTAAAAATTTTATGAGTATAATATCCTTGATTTATATCAATAAAATTTACTTCATCGTCATTAATTATAGGAAAATCTGAGTAAAAAATAATTTTTTTAAAATTATTTTCATATATGTTTTTAATTATATTTTTATTACAAATACAGTTTGAATAATTAAATACTACAACTAAAATACTATTGCTAAACTTATACATATTTATATAATATATATCGTTTCGGATTATATAATATATATCGTTTCGGATTATATTATATTAACGCATTACCACCCTTCTTTGATTTTTCCAACTATATATTCAAGTTGCGCGTCTTCTAACCACCACCCAACTGGAATACATATAAGCGATTTCTCTAACTCACTTATATTCGGCAATTCGCATTGAAACACCGACATGCAACTATTCAAATCATTGCGGTTATGAACTTGGCTCGTCATTATACCATGTTCCTTCATCTTCTCTATAAATTCGTTCTTCCTATCGACTTTCATTGTAAATAGCCAGCACGCACTCTTTCGGTCGTCGTTATTTTCAAATAACGTTATCCCGCCAATATTGGATAAATGTGTGTGTAAATATTGATTGTTATAACGGTTCTTCTCTAACAGCCTCTCCATATGGGGCAAATTATACAGACCGATTGTCGCATTTATATCATTCATGTGAAATTTATATCCCCATTCCATGATATCATTCTCTAATCGGAAATCCTTGCGATTATAGTTTCGCTTGTCTCGGTCAATCCCGAACCATCTCAGCAATTTGGCGCGTTCGTATAATTTGGATGTCGGCAGGGTGATTAATCCACCATCACCCGTTGTTAGATGCTTGATTGCTTGAAAACTAAACACGCAAATGTTTCCATGGTTTCCTAGTCGCTTATTCTTGTATTCAGCTCCAAATGCGTGCGCACAGTCCTCTATAATTGCGAATCGGTATCCATATTTGGAATAGTGTTCTTCCTGGAGTTCTTTCAATTTATCCAAATCAACCGGATACCCTCCCCAATGAACCAAGTATAACACCTTGGTTTGCGCACTTAGTTTTTGTCGAATATCATCGATCGAAACATTCGCGGTTGTGTTATCAGTATCGATCCACTGAATTTTACAGCCATTTGATAATATAGCCGCATTTGTCGCAAAACATGTTAAAACCGGCGAAAGAACGACATCAGTATCCTTATTGAAACCAGGCCACTCAGAAGATTCATCTTGTTCTTGTAATAATCGGAGCGCAAGCGATAAACCAGACGTTGCCGAGTTAAGAGTTACAACAAATGGATTATATAAAAACTGTTCTAACGCAGCCTCAAACTTTTCAACCTGCGGTCCCTGTGTAATAAAACCTGATGTAATAACCTCATTTAATGGTTTGATTACATCATCCGACATAAACACTTTAAATAATGGAATCGTTGTAGTCATTTATCTTTTTAGTAAAGTAACATTTATATGGGTTTGTAAATATTAATTGTATTATTTATTTTGCGATTCGAAAAAATCCATTATATATTGTTTCATATCATGTTTTTTAAATAATTGATACGACGTTTCGACAATTTCCGCAATTTCATCACTTGGCTTTTTTAAATATTCGCATACCGTATCCACCAAATTATCATATTCGACATTAATCATCACATCATTAAATTCAACCAAGTTATGTTCAATTGAAAAATCGTGATGCTTCATTGCTTCATTTATTACTAGCACGCGATTTGAATATAACAGAGAAAAACGATAGTAATCAAACGGTCGGTTTATTTCTTTTGAATACACATTTACGATTATTTTGCTATTTTCTACAGCCGCGCAATATTCTCCAATATTATTAGTACCTGATAATATACAGAGGTTGCATTTGTCTTTCAATCCATTTATAATAGATCCACGTCTATCCTGCATTCCATTCATAAGACACAAAACGTCGATTGGTTTCTCATTGTATGGTATTGGGTTTGTATATTGCCTATATAATTTTTCCAAATAAACACTATATAAAAGCGGTATAAACTTCCAATTACACAGAATTTCATTCGTTTTATAATATGAAATATTAAGTGGGCTATACTCCCATATATAAATACGGTTTTGATTATTATTTATATACGTTTTGATTTGTTGCTGGCTGGATTCGGTAAAATTCATTAAATAATCTGCTGTTATAAAAATAATCTTGGTATTGTCTGGTATAACTGTGTCCTCAATTTGTTCATAATGGTTTATAAATAATATTAGATAATCTACTGTTGGATTTAATTGTGAAATATGGGTTATAATTGATACGTTCTGTTCTCTTAATAAATATTTTATTGAATATACGTATAAGTCAAATGGAATATAATTTTGATTGTATAAAATATTAATGTTCATTTACATAGTTTATAATAGCAAACCTCTATATATTCGTTTCTTACAATTAAATAATAAAAACACTCTTCCGTGTTCATTTTGATGAACGATTTCCCCTCAATGTTCAGCGTAATATGCGTGATTCACGGCAGGTGAGAGGCCGATTTATAAAAATCTCCTGGCCGCAGTTGTTGTCGTCGACGGTATCGCCCTCGTTTTTGTGAAAATAAAATATTTGGTCCACAACTATATAATTGGATTATGCGAATGGATTATATTTGTTTGGATATAAAGATATTATGGGTTTGGATTTTTATGAAGCTAATATATAAATGAGCCACGAAATCATAGACAATTTATTTCTGGGAGACGCAGGGTCGTGCGACGAAAGACCTGATTTTTTCAAACTGATAGTCAATTGTTGCCCAGAAATCAACTACCAATACACGAGCAGCGAAGAACCAAATGTGGTTCGTCTCAAGTTCTACGACGACAAAGAAGACAATCCAAAACTCATCCAAATTCTAAAAACCACCAAAATATTGGAAAAAATACACCTTTTTATCAAAAACAAACAACCAGTTATCGTTCATTGTGCGATGGGGATTCAGCGCAGTGCATCCATCGTCGCGTGTTATTTGCTGAAATATTTCAACCGGGATATCAAAACGGTGGTTTCATTCATAAAATCCAAGCGCCCCGTATGTTTCTCTACTGGGTATAATTTTCTTGAAACAATGGTACATGTTGTAAAATCCGAAGATGTGAGCGATCTCATACAAATAATGTAATTTATTTTAGCACCAGCTTTAGTAGATGAAAGCCATGCCGAAAATCAAGTAACTACCGCAAAAATTTTTTATAAATGTAAAACTCATATTATTAATTTGTAATAAACAACATAAAAAGAACCCGCGATTATCTACAACTTCATAATGCAACAATCATCGCCAATTACGCAAAAAACTACCCAGAACGAATTACTTTTAAATAAGCTCCTTGAATTCTATTCCGTGTCTGAAAATATGGAAAAATTCTTGAAAGTCATCGACGGCGAATCCGTGTCTCTGCGCATCATCGATTGGTTCGTAACAAATTACGCCAAGGAATTCCTAACAGTGTATTCGATACCCGCCAAATACCATAGCGGCACTGTCTTCAATGGGGAGACCGACCGTGAGCGTTTCAGTGTGTTTAAGAGTTATCGGCTGGAGCTGAAGGCATACGGCAAGGTGCGATTCGACCCTTTTTGCAGGCGCGAGCGTATTATGATCCCCTACAATGCCGAGACGAATATTGAGACCACCATTGGCCAGTTGAATTTTTTCAAATGGACAATTGAGAACCAGATTATTGAATACATTGAGGCCAATTATGAGGCGATTGAGGCGGACATGAATACGCGTAATAGCATTTCGAAACGCAAATCGTCGGACTCGGAGTCGTCGACAGAGAATAATAAGACACGCAAGAGACGCGAGGAGTTGTCGGTGTCGGCGTATAAGAGCGTTATAAAGGAATCGGTGAAGATTGTTGTGAAGTTTAATTAAGAATCGATCAATATGTATCCATAATAGATATTGATTATGTGCGATTTGGTGAATTGCTTTTGGTGAATTGCTTTTGGTGAATTGCTTTTGGTGAATTGCTTAGTGCTTTCGTGCACTTTTGCGCTTCTTCGTGTCTTTTTTTCCCTTGTTCTTCTTGGACTTGCCGCCTTTTAAAGGATTTGCGGTTTTTGCTGCATCAACAACACCTTCGCCAACTTTTTTGCCTGCGTCAACAACACCTTCACCTGCATCAACAACACCTTCGCCAATTTTTTTGCCTGCGTCAACAACACCTTCGCCAACATTACCAACCAAATTAGTAGCATCGCCAACCATCTTACTAGCAGCAGCACCAATATTATCCAAAATCCCAACACCTCCGGTGATTACACTGTTTTGATTATTCTGTTTATTATTGTTTTTCTCGTTATTCTGTTGATTATTGTTTTTCTCGTTATTCTGGTTGCCTCCTTTCATGTCATCATTCTGCTGGTTATTCTGCTGGTTATTCTTATTATTTTTACCTCCCATAATTTCACCATTCTGCTGGTTATTCTGCTGGTTATTCTGTTGATTATTCTGCTGGTTATTCTGCTGGTTATTCTGTTGATTCTTACCTCCTTTATGATTCCTCTTTTTAGAATTCTTCTGAGAGTTCTTTTTGTTCTTCTTGTTCTTTCCACCTTTCATAGGCGGTGCAATTTCAAATTTGCCGGGGGTATATGTGGAAGCAGCAGGAGCACCTGCGACTTCAGTCATTTTGTTATCCGTGGTATAAGCTTCACTAAGTTTGGCGGCCATTGTATATATTCTGCGGATAAAAAAATATATACAGATTGTTGGTTACTCCTGTAATGTCTTCTGATTGCGTCGCCTTTGTTTGTAA